AACAGCTTTGAAAAATGCAGTAAGTAATCCAATTAAAATTAATATGGAGGTTGTCCGTGCTCAACAAGCTCGACAAATATTAGATCTGCTTGTTGGGTTTAAGATATCTCCAATATTGTGGAATAAGATTTCATATAAAAGTAAAACAGGCCTTTCTGCCGGGAGATGTCAAACACCAGCGCTACGATTAATATACGAAAATCAAAAAATAATCGATTCATCTCCTGGAAGGAAAGTGTATAATACAACTGGATATTTCACTGACAAAAATCTTGGTTTTACTTTAAATAAAAACTATGAAGGTGAGGAAGAGATGGGTGATTTCTTAGAATCTTCAGTTGAATATGAGCACAAATATACATGTGGAACTGTTAGAAAAACAATCAAAAAACCACCAACACCATTTACAACAAGTGCATTACAGCAGGCGGCTAGCAATGAGCTTAGGTTATCGCCAAAAGCAACAATGGATGCTTGTCAAAAATTGTATGAGGGTGGTTACATTACTTATATGAGAACAGATAGCGTTACATATAGTTTAGAGTTTATCAATAAAGCAAAATCATACATTAATGATAAATATGGAGAGGAATATGTTAAACCAAATATTGAAAAGATGTCTGAAAGAGCAGATGATAAAAAAAAGAAGAAGAAAAAATCAAAGAAAGATTCAAAAGATAATAATGCTCAGGAAGCTCATGAAGCTATAAGACCAACTGATATTACTAGGGAAAATATTGATGATAAGCTAGGAAACAGAGAAATAAAAGTATATAAGCTTATTCGTAGAAATACACTAGAAAGCTGTATGGCATCTGCAAAATACAATGCTGTTACTGCAAAAATTACTGCACCAGAAGAAACCGTCTATAAATATTCAACTGAGCAAGTTGTTTTTCCAGGATGGAAAATTGTGAATGGCTATGAAGAAACTAACAAAGATTATGCTTATCTGCGAAAACTTAAAAGCCAAATTATGGATTACAAAAAGATTATTTCAAAAGTTACAATGAAAGATTTGAAAAGTCATTATACAGAAGCAAAATTAGTTCAACTACTAGAGAAAAATGGGATTGGAAGGCCATCAACCTTTTCAAGTTTGGTTGAAAAAATACAAGAACGAGGTTACGTGAAAAAAGATAATGTAAAAGGAAAACCGATAAAATGTATTGATTTTGAATTAGAAAAGGATCTTTTAACTGAAAATGAGACGCAAAGAGAGTTTGGAGGGGAAAGAAATAAACTTGTTATTCAACAACTAGGTATCCTAGTAATGGACTTTCTAACCCAGCACTTTCAATCTTTGTTTGAATATTCATACACAAAAGAAATGGAAGACACTCTAGATTTAATTGCAAAGGGTGATTATATTTGGCATCATTTATGTAGAAATTGTTTAAATGAGATCAACCGACTTTCTGAGCCATTGGGTAGTCTTGAAAAATTAAATATTAAAATCGATGATGATCATACTTATATTATTGGAAAATACGGACCTGTTATAAAATACACAAAAAATAACAAAACTAGTTTTAAAAAAGCTAAATCCGACTTAGATATTGGTAAATTAAAAAAGGGATTATATTCTTTAGAAGATATCCTAGATAAAATAGATAGTGGTCCAACTGGAAGAAATCTAGGAAGTTATAGAGGAAATGAGGTAATTTTAAAGAAAGGGAAATATGGCCTTTATGTTGTATGGGGTAAAAGTAAGATTAATATTCCGCTAGAAAGCAATGATTACAAGGTAATAGCTTTAGAAAGTATTGAGGAGTTTCTGATCAAACCAATAATTTTAGAGATATCAAAGATAGCATCTATTAGAAATGGCAAATATGGTCCTTATATTTATTATAAAAGTAGTAAAATGAAAAAACCAAAGTTTATTACATTAGACAGTAGCATAGATGTAAATTGTAGCAAGCAAGAAGCGAGGGAATGGCTATTAGATAAACATAATATAAATGTGTAATATGCTTAGTTACTGCATAACCAAAAAAAATATTTTTAAATATTAAAATGAGACTGCTCTTATTTTTATTTATGCTAATAAGTTCTGGTATGGTTAATGTAACTAAAAGTCGCGAAGTATGTAATAATATTTGGTCATTAGAAAATAATATTAATGGAGATGTAGCATACAGTGCTACCCTAAAGCTATGTACTATGAGTTTTGAGAATGTACAATGTTCCATGGAAAATAATGAAACCAATAATGCTAGTAATATTACTAATAAGTCTTTAGACATTTTCTCACCATCTCCGTCTAATTTTCTAAATAATGCGTCCTCACCTTCTCTGCATGATTCGCCGTCCCCTGCTGGTTACGATACACCGTCACCAAGTTTAGATTCTACACCATCATCCGATATCGATTCGTCGCAACCGAGTAGTTCTAATGATTTGTCTTCTCCATCCTCTAATAGCGATTTTGCACCAAGTTCGACAGATGATGTAGCAGAGCCGAGTTCTTCTGATGATACATCTAGTGATGTAGCAGAGCCGAGTTCTTCTGATGATACATCTAGTGATGTAGCAGAGCCGAGTTCTTCTGATGATACAACGGATTCTTCACAAACAACTGTGCCCGACAACAATAATAATATTATTGATAATAGTAATTTGAGAGGTTCTTCTCCATCATCTAGTGATATACTTATCGAAAATGATAATGCTGATGTTGTTGCAAAGGATTTTAAAAATGATGACGATAATACTGCTGTCACGATTATAATAATAATTTCATCTTTAGTAGGAGTGATAGGGTTAATAGTTGTCGTAATACTTGCAATGAAAAAATATGATGTGAAAATGAGTGATATAAAAGATAAAACAGATTCAATCAAAAAACGGCTTCCGTCTAGAGAGACAATACAAAATATAGCAAAGAAAGCGTCTTACATAATTAGAAGGGGAGATAATGACAATACCGATGTTTCAACAAAAGATATAGAAAATCCTACTCAAGACAAACCTTATCCAAATCAGCCTCCGTTACCTTCAACTAGAGCTCAATCAATGCTTCCGCCGAGACCACCGAGAAAACCTAGTTTAAAGAGAAATATTAGAGAAAGTAAAAATAAAAGTTTGCCGAACATGATAATTAGAGAGAGCAAACTTAAAACTGCGAATAAAGAAAATCTAATGGTTATATAGTTATTTAATAATCATCTAATTGTAAAGTTATATCAATTATTTCAATTGGCACTGCATGAACAATAATATTCATCTTGTGTTCTGTTTCAGCGAGTTGTTGTTTTTCTGAAAATAACACAGGGTTAATAACTGTTATTGATTGTATATTTTCATTATTTTGTCTAGCTCTATCAACAGCTATTTCATGGTTATTTTGTTGATTGAAACATATAATTGTTATACAGTGCGAACATACACCGATTCCTATTATACCTAATATTATCATTCCTGACATATACATAATACTTGTTACTGTTGACATATAAGATTTTAATTATATGTCAATTAATTAATTAATATAATTTCAATTTTCATAAAGAATATGCATTTGGTACTCTAACAACATATGTTTTTTGTATTTCGTTCTTTAAACAATTAAATGCAACTGTAAAATTAAGAGATCCATTTTCAAACTCTACTAATCTACCATCGTGGAATCGAAATGTCACTAATAATTTTGATATTTTTTCTTCGGGCACATCGAATGATTTCACATTATTTAAAAAACCATTCCTAGATTCACTATATTCACCTAATGGCAATGAAGTAATTGGTATTTTTGCAAAACATGAATTAACCCTTCCACTATAATCATTATGCATTAAAGAGTTCGTATTTTCACTATAAGGCATTATTTCATTATAATTATTGTATTTTTTGATTTCCATGTAAATAACTTTCTCGCCTATCAAATCTGGTGAGTTAGGAGCATTCACAAAAAATACTGGATTTGTCTCAGAAATATTTTGATTTTGTGCATCATGAGTAACTTGTGATATACCAGCTTGCGTACCAGCCAGTGCGGACGCGCTGGTCGAAAGCAAACTATCCCCATTATATTCAATCTCGCGTTGAGTGTCAGAATTGGATAAACTCGGAGAACTATCAATTTCTGTAGTTGTTATTTTTGGCTCCATCCATGTTGCATTTGAACCTAAATAAGAAAAACTAATTGCTTTTGGTTTATTATTACTATCAATAAAAGGCATCCCATTATAGATTTCTTTCTTAAAACCTAAATAAAATGGTAATCCCCATTTAACATATTTCCCCCACATTTCTGGTTGCCTGCATTTTATTATTTTATATTCTTCTTTTTTATTAAAAAGTAAAGAAAACTTATGGAACTCATTGCCAAACCAGTAACGCAAACCAACCTTATCATAATAAACTTTAAAATATGTATATGGTGCTAATTCTCCACGATTAACTAAATAATCAGTTATAATTTCATTCATTTTATTTTCTATTTCTCTCGCCATTTCATTTGGACAATAAAATCCTTCCTGAATAGTTATTGTAAAAATGTAATCTTTATTTACGGAAGAAAATACATCATATATAGGATCATCTTCGGCAACCGTTAAAGTAAAAGACATTTTTGTGTTTTGATAATCATTTGTAAAAGTTCTATGACAGGAAGGCAATGTACAATCTATTAATCTCATTGACTCAACATTTTCCATTATTTTCGGCAATTCGACTTCAAAATGATTTGGATTTTTCCACTTCTTAATATCTCTATCTTCAGAATGAACCGTAACCAATTCTCTATTTAAAACATAAGATTGTTGTCTAGGAATAAGTGGTCTTGATGTATTTACATTAAACATTGTATATTTTATATACATATAAGAAAAGTTTCATTATTTCACAAATAACTAAAATCGCATTATAGTTTATACAATGATTAAACACTCTCTTAGTTTTGATGGTAATAGTTTTGCATTTTTAGCGTTAGCTGGAATAATATTTAAATTATTTATTGGAAATAGCGTGTCTGATAATGGTATAACAGGACCCGCATCTTCAACAATCTGGGGCTACGGTTTAGTAACAATTTCTTTGCTTATGGTTTTATTTATTAACGTTGCAATTGTTTCAAGAATGAGCACCTTAAAAGAATCAAATATTGCTTTTATTAAAAGCGTATTTTTTCATTCTATGCCTCCAATTCTTTTGTTAAGTATTTTAGCTTGGATAATAACTATCAATGTAAAACATTTTAATAAAATAAACAAAGGAAAAGTTGCAAATGAATACAATTCATATTCCACCGTTTCAACATTGCTTATTGTAATACAATTGGGTGTATTATTTAAATATCTTGCGGACGAGTTGATGGTCGGCAAGGAAGCAGGTACTATAAAAGGAAAACTAGATGGAGCTTTAACGGGTAGATTAGCATCTGTTATGTATTTACTTACAATAGGAAATGCAGCACTCTGTGGAATTATGACAATTATTCTAGAGTATTTTTCCACTGATGGTTAATATCAAAAAACTTAAATGTGAGACCACAGCATCTCTCAGTATTCCATATTCCTGACAATTTTACAATTATATCTACTTTCTTTTTTTCTTCAATATTTTCATTATGAAGCATTTCTGTATTGAAAACTCTAATACTTTTAGACATAAATTGTTCGTATAATTTATTTAAAATATCAACATTTTCAATATTCGCTTTTTCTAAAATCATTTTTTCAATATCGGCTAGTTTATCAATTTGATTTTTATTTTCACTATAATTGAAAAAATACTTTGATTTATTAAAATAACTTTCAGTTTTAAATATAGTCAAATTAGCTTTTATATAAACACCATTCATTGAAAATATATCATTACTATACGCTAAACGGGTAAATATACTGTTATCCATTACTGTATTTTTAACAGGGGAGTAGTAAAATAAGCATTTTTCATCAACATCATCTAATACAATATTCATTATTATATTGTATTAATATTCTGTTTTTAAGCCGTGTTTTCACTGATCAATCGTGAAAAAGTAATTAATGTAATTAATGTTTCTGGATCTGGATCATTTGGAATAGTATTAATAGTATTGCATATATTTTCACATTGAACAATGCAGTCATTTAATGATTTAATCTTAAGACTTAGATAATATGACCATAGTGCATGCATATTTGGATGTGACTCTTTAAACGTCTCCATTCTCTCTATAATTTCATTAATACGATCATTATTCATATTAAAACTTATTGTTATACAGCTAATAAAGATTACCCTTAAACCTATATAATACATGAAGTTTTATGAGACACATTTTGAAGATTATTTAGAGAGCAGCAAGAAAGCCAATCTACATCCAAAACTAGATAACGTATATGATAATTTTCCAGAAAATATAAAAGATTTGAAAGATATAATATTTTATGGACCAAAAGGCGTTGGGAAATATACACAATTATTGAAAGCTATTTCAAAGTATAGTCCATCAAATATGAAATATGAAAAAAAAGTTATACATTCCACAACTAAATCTACGCATATTATGAAGATAAGTGATATACATTTTGAAGTAGATATGTCTTTACTTGGATGTAACTCAAAAACATTATGGAATGATATTTACAATCATATTATTGATGTAATATCTGCAAAATCAGATAGAACTGGTATTATTGTTTGCAAATATTTCCATGACATACATAGTGAATTATTGGATAGTTTTTATAGCTATATGCAAACATCTCCATATAATCAGCTAGATATAAAGTTTATATTTATTTCTGAACAAGTTAGTTTTATTCCAGATAATATAAGAAATAGATGTAGAGTTATTCGAGTTCCCCGACCAACGCGAACACAATATAATAAATGTCTTGATAAAAAAATACACAAGGATATAAAATTATATCATATTACAAATATAAAAAATATTAATGTATCGGTTATTCAATTGATGTGTCCGTACAAAATTATTTGTGATATATTAATTGATAAAATATTGCATATTGATAAATTAGATTATATGGAATTGCGTGACAAATTATACGAGTTGTTTATTTACAACATTGATGTTACTGAAAGTATATGGTATATTTTAGAAAAATTACTTGAAGATATTCCAGAAACTGAGTTATCAAATATAATTCAGAGAACTTATAAATGTTTGCATTTATTTAATAACAACTATCGACCCATTTATCACTTAGAGAATTATGTCTTTTACCTGATAACAAAGATTCATGGACTTTCAGAAAGCGTGTGATATTTTAAAATTAACAAAATATAATCTTTCTCAAAAAAATATTAAGAAAGCTTATTATCGCGAATCGTTGCTTTGGCACCCAGATAGAAATAATGGATCCACTGAAAGATTTCAGAAGATATCTCTAGCATACACATATTTAATTGATTCATTAAACAATGGGTATATCAAAAATGTAAAAATGAGCGATAAAGAAACAATACAACCTTCTTATATCGATTTATTATCTAATTTTGTTTCTAGTATGGCGGGTATTCAAATAAAATCTGATAAATTAAAGGATTTTTTAAATAATATGAAAAAAGGGTATCATGCACTTACAATTGAGACATGCAAAGAGTTAAATAAAAATGAGGCTCTTTCTCTTTATAGTTATCTAGAAAGATTTTCTAGTGTGTTAGGAATGGACGATAGTATTTTAAAATCAATTAAAGAAATAGTCAAAGATAAGATTGAAAATGATGAACTTATTATATTAAGACCAACACTCGATAACATTTTGAAAAATGACGTATATTCAATGGAATACGAGGATGAAAAATACTTTATTCCGCTGTGGCATCACGAACTCGAGTTTGATTTAGAAGATAAGTCATTAATTGTTAAAATTGTTCCTGAGTTGCCTGAGAATATTAGAATTGATGATGACGGATCATTGCATATTAGCATGTGTCAGGATATTAAAAAATTATTTAATAAAGATAAACATTCGGTTTCAATTGGTGAAAAAACTGTTGAAATCAATACAAGAGATCTCTCTTTAAAACAATATCAAACGATAAGATTAACTGGAAAGGGTATAACTCAGATTGATACTAAGAATATATTTTCTATAGATTTACTTGGTGATTTATACATTCACTTAGAAATAATATGTAAATAATATCATAGTTGTATATAGTAAATGACATTAGTATTTACAACTAAAGCTAGAAATAACGGTGTAACAACACATAAGGGTGGTTCTCCTTTTAAACCGGCAAATATGACGCAGGGTAGTGTGTTAACTAATGCTTCAATGGTTTATTCAAAAAAAGGTGGTGGTGGTCAGCATTGGCATGATTCTTCAACTTACATAGAACAGAAAAAGCGGATTGCTATTGGGAAAAATAAAAATAGAGTAGGTTTATCTGAAGGAGATAAAAGCAGCTATAAAAGCACTGAAAATAACTCTAGAAAAAGTGCTCTTTCTAGAGTTAGAGGTGGAGGTGCAGTTGTTCCAAAAAAGAAAACTGCAAAGAAAAGATAATGTACAACAATAATTATTTCACTAAGATATCAAGGATAATGTTATAGAAGGTATTGGTTGAATTGCTTTTCTAAGGTCAGTATTACGATTTTCAATTTGTTCAATAAACCCACCACTATAAATCATTATATTTTTAGTATTATTGTTTTGTTTCAATAAAGAAACTATAGTAGAGAGATTTTTCCAAGTATTATCACCTAATTGCATTTCAATATTTCCAGAAGAATAAGATCCAGATATTGCATCAAGGTGCCTTATTTTGTTTGTTTCAATGCTAATCATTGGCCAATAATTTTCCATAACTGTATCTACTAATTTAACTTTTGTTTTATATTCATCAACAATATCATTTGGATTTGATTTATAGTTTGGAGCAAACCCATCTAAGTTATACCATTGACCAAAGTAAGTTTTAATAAAAAGATCTTTATTTTTTTCAATTCTATTTATACTTTTTCCTTGGGTCGGTGGTCCGGTTGCAGCAATTTTATTTCCGGATTCATTGGTAAAGTTACTAAAAAAGCTTTGTATATCAGCTATTGTACCGTGTAACCCAAGTTTAGATTCAATAAGATAACTAATCTTTTTTGCAACAGCATTTGACTTAATTTTATCTCCTACATAAGCATCTGACGTTTGTGATACCAATGCTTCTACTTCAATGCATACTCCAGTATTATATTTTTTATATAAATTATTCATTTTTGAATTACTGGTAGTTAAGCAATAATTATTTAAAAAATGAATACTATTCCACCAATCAACCACAGCACTACTTTTTTCTCCTTTCGAAGCCCATGGTAGAAACCAAATATTTTTAACATTAGGACAAGACTTTAAAAGGTAAGCAATCGTATGATCTTTGTTTTCATCTGGATCATATAATGGCCATCTTTCAATCCAATCTGTATAATAACTTTCCATATGCTCGTGTTGTTTTGGCCAGGCCCCGGGATTTGTTTTTGTTCCCTGATTTAAACGAAGAACAATTGTTTGAGACTTAAATGCATTCAAAAATACAATTAAATTGTAAATAAAGTTACGCCAGTTTTCAAAAAACTCTTTTTCTCCAATAATAATTTGTTTTGGAATACTTGGTATTTCAATCCAAAGATCACAGCTAGAAAAAACATTTTCTATATATGACAAATTAAATAAACTATTATTTGCAGTTTTACTTTTTGTCATACGATGCATAGAAAAAATGTGATTTTTTGCTAATCCTGGTTTTTTATTTCCGCCGCCGCTTAACGTTAGGTTATTTAAGTATTTCATTATAATTAATAAATATTATAATGAAAAAATAATTATTAATTATATTTTAGATTATTATTTTGATTTTAGTTAATTAATCGCCAGAGCTACTAGTCTTCTTACGCCTAACAACCCTCTTTTTCTTTACAACCTTCTTCTTTTCCTTCTGAACTTCAACCTTTGCCTGTTCTGCAATAACAGCTGAATCGTCGTCTGACTCATCCTCATCTGAATCATCTTCTACCGCAACTGAAACGTCGCCGCTATCTTCAACATCATCCTCATTAGCCTGTGACTCTAGCTTCTTACGATCAGAATCAGTTAGTCGAACTGCACACTTACCGCGAATACTAGACTTGGGCTTTAGAATTGCCTGCTCTAGCTTCCAGGTTACTCCAAACTTTCCATTGACAAAATATACTCCTCCGCATTTTAGTACGCATGCTACATGAATACCCTTGGTAATAAGAGTTTCTGGGCTAATAGAATCATCCGCATTTGGAAATAGAGGCTTTTGCTGAAGATCATATAGCTCACAGCTAAACTTCTCATCCCAATAGTCTAGCTTAACCCGAAGAGTTGGAGCTGCTCCTTCGCGGCGCTCACCAGTCTCCTTATCCTTAGGCCAGTATAGCATATGGTTGAATAGAACATCTACCTGTCCCTCAGTAAGCTTTGCCTTATTAAACCAAAGCTTAGAGTTCTTGATCGCAGAACTACAAATCTCTTCCTCAAATGCCTCAATATTTTCTAGAAATGCGCGACTCTCTGGAGTAGAGTAGTCGTCCTTTGGAAATTGAAGCGACATTGAAAAGCTAACACGTCCGCTATTCTCATCAACACGCTTCTGTACTCCCCATGTTAGCATTAGAGGGGTATTTAGCATCAGCTGGCGATGCGTTGCCTTATTCACAATTCCAACTGCCTTCCCTCCGGCTTTATTTACTCGTGGCTTGTTGTATGCAACATCCTCGCTGGGATTGAAGTTGGTTCCGTCGATAATAAGTGTGCTCATGTCTGTTGTGCTCATTCTGGTGTATATAGTTTAATTAGTTAGGCATGTCTCTATTTCAATTTTCTGAGATATTCAACTACAATTTTTTAACTTAAAGAAACTTTTTGCCACCTACATACATGTAAATAAATACTTAATTTTAAAGTAAGTGAATATTTGTTAAATTAGTAAATAAATGCTGATATGTAATTATATATGTATCGGCTAATAATTTTCGGTGCTGGAAAGTATAATTACAAAAGATCTGCATTAAGGTTATCTAGACAAGCTCGCGAATTACATTTATTTGATGAGATTATACATTATTCGGAAAGGGATCTCTCTATACAATACAATAATTTTTGGTTAACACATAAACTTTTGATGGAAAATAACAAAAAGTATGGTTTTGGTATTTGGAAACCATTTCTTATATTAGAAAACATGAAAACAATGAATACTGGAGATGTTTTAATTTATTTAGATGCTGGTTGTGAAATAAATCGATTTCATAGAGAGAAATTAAAGAAAATATTAGATTTAACAAAAAAAGAAAAAATTATTGGAACAAAATCATGTTTTATTGAAAACCAAGCTACTAAAAATGATGTTATATCTTTTTTCAAAAATATAATGACTAAAAATATTTGTGAAACACCACAGCATTCTACGGAGGCCCTTAGCTTATATATTTGTAAAAATGTATTCACTCTAGTAAAAGAATGGCATTTATTAACATGCAGATATAATTTAATTGATGATACGGTGACAATGCAAAATAATAAGTATTTCAAAAAACATAATAATGAGCAAAGTATTTTTAGTATTTTAACAAAATATAGAAATCTGTTTTCAAATAAATCATTATGTGATTGTATATGTATATCAAAAAATTATAGCGAAGAGAGTGTATTTAAAGATGATATGTTAAACAAAAATGAAAAATGCTACTATATCAATAAAGACAATTGCTTGGAAGAGGCAATTATTTTAAAAGTTCATTGCGAAGATTTACAACCTTATTACACAATCAAACTAAAAAATAAAGAAAAACAAACTGAACGCGAAAGGCTCATAAGAAAAACATTTATAACATAATTAGTTTTTGAATTAAAATTAAATAATAAAAATATGTGATTTTTTATTATTTTTTTATAAAAGTTAGTATTTATGCATAGACAATACCAGTTGCCTTGGTTGTGGCAGTGGCGAAATGGGGCTTCATAAACTTCTGTAGGTTAAAGTATGTAAGCTCGTCCTCCTTCTGTAGGTTAAGAAGCTTCGTTAGCTTACCATCAGCTAGAATAATCCGTCCATTCTTAGGATCCTGAAGCTTATGAGCTCGGATGTAGGTGTTAATCTCCTTTGTTACATCAGTGCGTGCCATCTGAGTTCCCTTCTCCTTGCCTAGAAACTTTGCTAGCTGATCACTGATGGCGGTTGGCTTGATAAAACCACTAGGCGTGCGGTTTCCCTTCTTGGCATTCTTCTTTGAACGCTTATTAGCAGCCTTGATCTCACGAACAGCCTTCTTCTCTAGGGCGCGAAGCTGATTCTTTAGAGCAGTGAGCTTTGAGGAAACCTCCTGGATAGAAGCTACAATGCTTAGGAACTCAGCAGCAATCACTTGATCTGAAGTGACCTCCTTCTTCTCAACAACAACAACATTCTCAACGGGTGCTGCAACTTGAACAGGTTCCTCTTTTACAACCTTATTAACTTTGGGTGCCTTTTTGGCGGTAGTCTTCTTAGTCTTGTCCTTCTTAGTACGGGGCATCTTATAACATAACTATAGACTTTCTATTTAAGCGGTTTAACGCATTATAATAATATTATGTGACGAGTACCCCGCCATAATATTATTAATCTCTTAATATTCTCAATTATTAGTTTAAACTAATTAAAAATGAGAAACTGATTGATATAACCAAGGAAATTGTTCTGCTGCTATACTAGATACTAGCGTTAATGCACACAAAACATAATTTGAGCCTAAAGATTTATTAGTATCATCAAGTCCGGTTGATATCATATTATCAATTATTGTTAAGCTTATTGTTCTAAGACTGTCAATTTCTTGCATTTGCATACTATTTGTATTAATATTCCTAAATGGATTACCATAAGGATAGCATATTTGCCTTTTCACAATATCGCTTAACTGTGCTCTGTATGTCCAGATATCATGAAGTTCTCTAATAAATCTAATAATTCTAATTCGCGTTAGATCCCAAAACCATGAATGATCAACAATATATTGTGTTGTATCTCCGATTTTTTGAAATATGGCAAGAGCTCGCAACTCTATCTCTTTTTTAGAATCTACTTTATCTTCTTCCATCAAAAGTTCAACCTCATCTTTGTAATATTTTGACATATGATTGATATATGAAATATTTTTGTGGATGTAAGCTGGTAATTCTCTCCTATTATAAGGATTTTTGTATGGAGCCTTACCTTTTTTAATGAGATTATATAAGGATCTTATATCAAATCCATATACAAAATTATCAGTATCTTTGAAACTAATAAATTGTGCAGGTTTAATTGATTTTAATGGTTGCATTGTAAAAAAATCAGTATCATTTACGCAAATATCACGTTTAGTATAAGCAGGACCATGACATTTCATATATTTCAAAATAATAAACCGTTTTACAATTTTTTGAATTTTACTAGCATAAAAAGAGAGACGCAGAAAATTATAAAGTCTTTTCGTTAGTTCATCTTTATTACCACCTACTTTTTGCTTGTAGTGTCGGCACATTGCCTTTAATTGTATTACTTTGTAATTATTTATCGATAGATTTTGTTGCTCTCCATATTTCAATATTTTAAAATTATCATCTGTTATCCTACGACGTTTTTTTGTTTTTGGAACATTTTCATTAAATCTCTTCAAAACGCTAGTAGGAGATATGTCGTCTTTATACGATTGTAAATTAATATCTAAGTTGCTAGTAACAATTATATTGCCTTCCATTCGTATATATATAATGTCGAAATCTTTTATGCTGTTATGAAACATAATTAATTGAAAAAAAAATATAATTTAAAATATTTTAAATTATTACTCGTTCAAACAAATATAAATCCATACTCAAACAAATAATTCTTAAGCCCATCATTATCATATCTATTAATAACCATCAATTGTTTGTGAATTGTTTTAGTTCTTAGATCAAACATCTCCAATATATATTGGAGTTGTTCAATGTCAATGCTTTCATCATAATTTTCTTTTAGCCAAATATAGAAATCATCGCACTGCAATTTATTTTTAGTGTATTTTGCATACACTCGCAATGTTTTATTTAGATCATATTTAGTATCGTGAATATTGTAATCTGTGCCGGCCAGAATGCATATTTTTTTAAAATCCTCTAGTGAAAGTCTAAGTGTGTTAAGAATATTTTGAACATCGTAAATTACTACAGTAGATTTGAGAAGACTTAGATATCTTAATACTCGAGGACACCCATAAACAAACATGTCCATATCTTCACTCAAACAAGCAAATGCTATCTTTTTTTGCACAAGCTTAGCACAAACATAATCTGATTCCGATTCTGCTTCATAATAACTTGTTCCTGTGTATTCTAATAGCTTTTTAACATTTGCAATATCGGTAGATGTTATCTTTACAATTTTTTTCCTTAGCTCATCTATTTCTGCTTCTAAATCAGAAATATCTTCATTTTCTCCACAATTCATCAATTTGTTTTTTGCTTCTCTATATTTTATTTCTGCCGCGGCTTTTTCTTCTCTACGATGTTTCAATATTTCTGCCTTCTCTGGAGGCGGTTTTCCATCAAACACAAATATCATATTAATTTTATGATACTTCATTAAGCTGATCATTTGATACATTCCTTCTATAAGACCACCGTCTGTTTTAAATCTATACATGTAAATACTCGCATCAATAGCAATTGTTTTTCCTTTCAAATCCCATAAGCTAATTTGCTTAATATTTTTAGGACAATTTGTTCGTAGAAATCGGTTTAGATTTTTAATTCCCATGTTTGGCTGTTTATTTTAACTAAATTAAAGCCAGTGATATCAATTTTCTAGTAATTAATCTCAGTAATACTCATCCTCAAACCAGTTTCATTATTTGTAAATATTTCTTGAATGTTATCAGTAATTACAACACTTTCTAATTTACTTTCAAGATATTCAGTAAATGATTTCATATTTCTCATACTATTATCAAAACATATCCAATTACTATTATTTATGAAGCACCATAACATAAACTGTTGGGGAGAAGACAATAAAAGTGCAGTTAAAACATAATATGAAAATGCCGAAGCACCTTCTTTATAAAAATTGCCTATTTTATAATTTTTATCAATAATATTCTTGTATGACAAATTATTATGACTCAATATCTTATTTAATTGAATATATCCAAATAGCTTTTCAACTTCAAGCGTGAAAGAAAATAAAGAATAAAAATCACGCTTGTTATTGCATTTTAAAAAACAAGAAAATGCTGCATTCATTATTCTTGCCCACGATTCAACATACGCTTCATTTATAAGAATATTGGTTTTCACTGTGAATAATTTTGAAATATTTATATTTAACATAACTAATATATTTTGATTTTGTTCAAATCCATATGAATGAAACGTCTCATGAATGAATACTTTAAACCACTCTTCCTCTCTAAAAATAGTAATCTCATTATTTTTATTGCAGACAGTTGAAAATCCACTATTTATATTATTTACATTCACAGTTGCCAAATTGCTTGAAGGAAGCTGTTTTTTTAATTCTGTCATATAAATATAGATTTTTAAAGATTTATTGCATTTTTTATTAGAGTATTTTTCACAAATATAAAGCCACGTAAGTATTAATTGTGTATTTCTATGTAGTTGGTCAATAATATCTGTTATATTATCTTTAACAAAAAATATAATTTTTACCAATTTATAATTAACAATACAATTAAAAATAACTTTTTTCTTTAAAGTTAATTTGATACTTTCAATTACATATTTTGTCATAAATCTATTTTTCTTTGGAATATCTTTTTTTAAAACTTTTTGTATTTTTGCTTTTCCAAAACATCTATTTTGCGTGATATATTTTATACCTTGATTTATATCATTAAATATTTTATCGTAATAAATGTGTTTTTTTGTATTTGGTGGAGATGCTTTTATAGTGTCAAGTATTTTTTTTAAGCTTCTACTATTGTCCTCGCAAAACTCCATGTGTATAATAACACAATAATAAATTAAGTAGTTTATATTGTGTTATATTTATTTGTTTTGCATTTCATTCCTGATTTCCATTAATTCACTAAATACAATTGGTTTCGCTCCTCTAACAAAATGAACAAGTTTTGCATCGTGTGTTGCGAGAAGGAGATCGCGCAAATATTCATTTTGAGAAAACTTTGCCTGCTGAGCAAGTTTCATTTCTGTGTTATGCCTCCCAGAAAAGAATGTTGGATCTAATTTAATATCTTTTTGTCTCACCATTTTTCCTTTAAACTTACCACTTTTCCCGCCAACTCCTTTCGCCATAGCGGCATTTTTACTTAATTCTGCCTCTGGATTCATATCAAGCGAGAAACTTAAATAAAACGCTGGATTATTTTCTTTAAACTTGGATGCCTGATAATAATGTTCAACGCTAGACCAGGTATGCCCATCTAATTCAAATGGTTCAATCCAAAAATTAGAGAGCTTTTTTCTCCAATGATCATTGCTAGACAATTCACTATATTTATTTCTATCTGTTTCTTTTATTTTTTCACCAGCACCTTTCCCAGGCAACTTGTGTGCAGACTTTGAATAAAACTGAAATATAGTAGAATCATCATAAATCCCTATATTTTCATCGATTCCCGATTTTGATTCTCCAGAAGGATTACTAGATTCGCCATCAGAAGTGTCCATATTTAGTTGTTGTAAAAAGTTTCTGAACTCTGGTATTAAATAAAATGGCCCTGCGTGTTTTTCTAAGCATTTTGAAACTATTTTCAATTTTACATCATATGGTATTTCATTAAAAGTAAATGACCCCCTGTCTTTGTATGTAACCAATGTGTAATGATAACCCATAAACTCCAGCATCAAATAGTGCGATGGTTCGAAAACACCTCTCTCTTCTAAAATGGTGTCATTTAATTGGCCACATAAAATAACATTATCAATATCTTTTTTAGCGAAAGCTTCTTTGCTAAACAAAATTAATTTAATATTCATAACACGTTCTAGTGTTGATATCGCCCAGGTTTCTCCCCAGAATGTGCAGGTTTTTATTTTTGCTTTAAACTTTTCCAATGAATCTATTCCAGCCATAAATTGATATTCTGCTAGCATTTCTTTTGCATATTTTCTTTCTCTCTTTGCAATATCATATTTTTCCTTATTTTCTTTACCTTTTGTTATGATGTCTTTTAATACTTCTTTATCTCTTACGCGTTTCCCTCTTTTGGCTAGTTCTTTATTTATTTTTGTCATTTCTTTCATTTCTGTATCTGCTTGTGTTACTTCACTAACAACCATATCATACATTGTTTTGTAACCCTGAAAAATATCTTCGGTTGCTTCATTAGCTAGCTTTTCTCTAAGTTCGGCCACACTTGTTTCAACACCACTTCTAGCCAGCCCATCTCGGATGGCTGCAAATAAACAATCTCCTCCACCTTCATTATCAACTATACCATAATTTTTATTTTTCATAAATGTCTGGGGCCATGGCTCTCTAGAAGTTTTTTTATAAGCTGCTCTTTCTATTTTTGCTTGTTGAGTGTCTTGTGTTTTTAAAGGAGAGAAACTAAAATTAACATCATCTGCATCATCATCTGCATCATCATCTGCTGGTTCAGATGACTTTTCTTCTTGATCTGATTCTTCCAACTCCTCATCAGAATCTGATTCTTCTTGATCAGAAACGTCCCCGTTCTGAGAAGATTTCTCACTTTCATTTCCTAAAAACTTTTCTGTTACAAATTGATACATTAAAAGTGGTCCTAATCTAGTAATATCTATATCACCATCCTCATCTAATATAGATGGTTGCATATCAGAAAATATCTCATAAACTCCTATTTGCGAATCAACTCTCTCGTCTTTAATAATATAGACCGGATAATAAATGATATTATTATCAATAAAAGTATATTTTGCTTGTCCTATTGCAATAATAGAATCTACTCCTAATATCTCTGCTTCAAATAAATCTGCATCATATTCTTGATCTTCTGTTTCTAAAGATTTGATTTCTGGATAATTAATACTATCATCTAACTTAGACTTCACCATTGTTCTATATACAACAAATACATTTTAAGTTTAAAATACTCAGTTATTATTTAATACAGAATTAATTATTAGAGGTAACAATATCAATAATAGTTTAAAGATTTACAGATAAAACTATTACTGATGAAAATAATAGTATATGGTTACAAAAATAATGTTATTGGTAGCAGGTTTATAACATATTTGCTTAAAATGAGCTCTGGTGGAAACTCGTTTGTAATGGGAAAAGCAAAATTAGACACAGATGAGTTTAGAAATGAGGTTGCTCGCCATAACCCAAGCAATATTATATTTTTTTCTAAGGTAAATAACGATATTTATTTTTCAAATTACAATAAATCATCTAACTATGATAATCTTGTAAAGTATTTTTCTATTGTTAATACTGCGATGTTTTGCAAAAATAACTCAATTCATTTTACTTATGTTGGAAATAGTTCAATGTTTTCATATTCAGGTAGAGGACCATACGATCACGATATTTTCCACGAGTTTAATGAAACTGATAATTATAACTTTACTAATAATAGTTTTTCGGTTGTTTCCGCAAATATTGATAAAGTAATGAGACAACTATCAGAGTGTGTTTTAAATCTACGAACAAAAATGCCAATAGTAAATAGTGATTGTAGTGGAAACTTTATCACTAGTCTTAAAAACAAAAGATATATTTGTTCAATGCCAAATAGTATTACTATTGTGGAGGATTTTATTCCAATAATATTTGACATGGTTTTGTGCAATCTTAAAGGCACGTTTAATATGGTAAATGATGGATATGTGTCTAGCAATGATATACTAGATTTGTATAATGAAAAAGTAGATAATAAGTATAAATGGCATAATATTTCTTATGATGATGCGGTTAGAAGTGAAGATTATAGAGTCCCTAATAATATTATGAGCTGCCAAAAATTAAAAGATTATTGTAATGTTCCAAATGCACAAACATCGTTGTTGAAAATATTTGAAAATTATAGAGTTATTGACGAAACAGATCGTCATAGATTTTTCTTAGATACTGATGATACAACTATCTTAGTCATAGGTGGTAATGGAAATAATAACTGTAATTTTATCAATAATACTTTTAATGAAACTGATAAATTAAACATTTTAAACTACACAAATATTTACAATAATTTCAATATTCAGGAAAATATAAAGTATAGTGAAAGATATGAGTTTGTTGATGGTGATCTGCGCGATGCAACTCTTTTAAGATATATTTTTGATAAAAATAAAATTACGCATATTGTACATTTTAGTGAGCCCGAAAAAGAACACCAAATGCATAATATTCTCGAATATACATCAAAATGTGTTGTTGGTACAAATACACTTCTTGAACTTGTTCGAGATTCTTATTCCATTGTAAATTATACATATGTTTCAAATAATAAAGATTTTACAATTCCATCGAGAAATGAAAGTAAAAATGTCAATTATAAAACAAAAAATGTCTGCGATGCAGTAAATAAAAGTGCAATTGTTTTGATAAACTCTTATAAAGAAACATACACTATTCCAATTAATATAATTTAATTTCAGTTTAATTATTTTTAATATTTACAAAAAAAGCGTAAATATTAAATCATTTGACTTGCCATTTCTATTAAGTCAGCTTTGGTTATTAATTCCGGTAAAAGTATTCCACTACTTTCTATCATTAAACGCAACTCATTCTCAGTCATCTGCTTAAAAACTTCATAATTTTCATTTGCACAAATATATTTTTCATCACTATCAATATCTTCATAAAAATATTCCTCACTAGTATCACTGTATGTATCATTATTAATGATATTTTCATATTCTATTTCAATATCATAAATACAATATTTTGCTTTTGTTTTTTTCTTGTATTTTATTTTATATAAATAAGTTTCCATCTTATTTAAGATTAGCTTAGGTTATTTAAATTGTTTATTCAAGTTCATCTAGAATATCCATATGCTTAAAAACACATTTATTTGACAATGAGGGATATTTTTTTGCTTGCATCTTTGATACAATTACTATATCCCTTTTAATGGTTTTCCATTCTTCCTCATCATTAATAACATTTTTACCATCGACTGCAAATATAAATAATAGTTCTGACAGCTCATCCACTGAACCTGCTTCATCCTCTATTTCAATCTTATTGATAATCAATCTCTGAATCTCATTGACAATATCAATAATAGTATCTTTTTTAATCATTCCAATCTCACACAAATTAACAAAGAATAGTGCCACAGACTTCCTTTCTGCATTGATTTTATTGTTTTCACAAAATTGAGAATAATCAACATCTGGATTAGTATATTTAATATTGCAATAAGATTCTTTAAACTTATCAATTTCCGTATTAATATTTCCTCCAACAAAATCATATTTATTGACTAGCTCTGAATAAATAGTTGCATAAAGTTTAGAATAAAATCCTGTTTTACTGGAAATATCAAATATGGAAATATTGAGCTTGTTTAAATCTTCTTCAGACGCTTTTTCTTCAATAATATTGTCAATTTGTTCAAAAATCTGGTTGCGCAAAACTGCATATGTTTTGTCAGTAATTTTATTTAACGACTTTCTTACAAAATCAATTGATTTATTAATCCCCTCACTTTTTTTAATTTGAGTAACTTCAAAATTGCGGATAGCTTCCCAGGCTTCATTTGAAAGTTCCGGTCCCTTATTTTTTCTTCGACGATTGCGATCTTTCCGATCACCTTTTTCTCTTTTAGGGAATTGTGGCGTTCTAATATACTCTGGAGCACCAACTTGATCAGCAAGCTTTTGTACAATATCAATTGTTGATTTATCCAAGTAGCAAATAAATCCATCCATAATTCTAGCTTTAAAGTAATTTAAATCATATCTTTTTTCTAGTAACGCCGCCATATTTCTTACCTTAGATCATAGTATTTCGTTTAAATCAATTTTTTAGATATACCAATTGTTTTCTAGGTAATACAACAAGCCATAATTAACTTAAAAGAGTAAGCATATTATTTATTACGGTACAATGTCAAAACATAGTAATAACCAACCACAATCTGATAATGAAAAAAAAGAGAACGAGAAAGAAGAATATAGAACTATTGAAAAATGGGATGATATGGAATGTAATTCTCAAATCCTAAGAGGTATTTACGCTTACGGATTTGAACAGCCAAGTCCTATTCAGAAAAAAGCGATTCATCCCCTTATCACAAAACGCGATACCCTTGCACAGGCTCAATCTGGAACAGGTAAAACTGGATGTTTTACCATTGGAACACTTGCTAGAATTGATGTAAAGATCAAAAAAGTACAGGCAATGATTCTTTCACCAACTAGAGAACTTTCAATGCAAACTCTGCAAGTTATTGAGTCACTTGGTTGTTTTTTGAAAGGCTTTAAAGCACAGCTATTGGTAGGAGGAACATCAACTGAAGAAAACATTCGAAATCTACAAGAAAACACGCCACATGTAGTAGTAGGTTGTCCTGGTCGAGTCTATGATATGCTACGAAGGAAAAAACTACATAGCGATCACCTAAGACTGCTAGTCGTAGATGAAGCAGACGAAATGCTTTCAACCGGATTTAAAGAGCAGGTTTATAATATTTTCGAACAAATGCCGGGGGATATTCAAGTTGCATTATTTAGTGCCACAATGCCTTCTGATCTTATTACACTTTCTGACAAGTTTATGAGAAATCCTGTGAAAGTATTGGTAAAGGCGGATCAGCTTACATTGGAGGGTATTTCTCAGCATTTTGTTGCACTGGAAGGAGATAGTATTAAGTATGAATGCCTCAAAGACATTTATGCCAGTTTTAGTATGTCTCAGACAATTATTTATTGTAATAGCGTAAAACGGGTGCAAGATCTTTATGATGCAATGGTGGAGGATAATTTTCCGGTGTGCCAAATCCATAGTAATATGGATAAAGAAGAACGTACTAAAAGCTACAAAGACTTTAAGAGTGGAAAGCAGCGTGTTTTGATTTCTTCAAATCTTACTGCTAGAGGAATAGATGTTCAACAAGTAAGTACAGTTATTAATTTTGATGTTCCTCGCGATGTTAATACTTACCTCCATAGAATTGGTCGTAGTGGGCGATGGGGTAGGAAAGGAATTGGAATTAATTTTGTTACGCGAAGAGATATGAGAAAGCTTAAGGAAATTGAAAATCATTATCAAACACAGATTACAGAAATGCCTCTTGATTGGGCGGAAGCACTTGCATAATAATATATTTATGAAATTATAAACACGTTATCATACTATTTATAATTTCTATTTATCATTTCATAATGAAAAACTTTTTCAATATGACTTCAAAAAAATATAAGTTCAATAAATTTAAATTACCTATACAATTAGATAAAAAAGTAAAATCTATTGAAAAAGCTACTATAGATGAATTAGATATTATCGATGGTGAAGATCCAATTTATCCTACGATATTTGAGATGAACACCGAATATCAAAAACTTAATCTGGAAAGCATTGCAAAATATTATACAACAAATAAAAAATACATTAAACAAACAAGTAAATTATTAAAAAGTAGTTTCAGCAAAACTCCAGAAAGTAGTGAAATTATGGAATTAATGAAGGATGTTGAAACTGAAACAGGATTCATTGATAAATATAATTATGTTGACTGGGAAAGTTTAAAGTTTTTAAATAATAATTCTAGGTTTTTACAAGCATTAAGCTTATACGAACTGTCATCGCCAGTATTATCTTTAGCACTTCCAGTGATTTTATTGATAGTACCGTTTTTTATAATTCGATTACAGGGTTATAGCATGAACTTTACTACTTATTATGATGTTCTCAAAAAAGTTTTAAAAAATCATAGCATTGGTCAGATATTTTCATTTAATGAAGCTAGTTTGGATAAAAGAATATTTATGATTATTTCATTGTTATTTTATTTTGTTCAAGTATATTACAATTTTCAATCTTGTAAAAAGTTTATACATAATTTTAAATTAATACATCAAAAGATAACAATTGTTGAAAAATATTTAACTGAAACTAAATCTGTAATATTAAACACAATAAAGAAATTAGAGAATTATAGCGAATACTCAGCATTTAAACAAGATTTAGATTTAACCTTGGAAAATATAGAGAGATTATTAAAAAGATACAGTAAAATAACACAATGCAGTTATAAAATACATAAAGTAAGCGAGATTGGGCATATAATGAAATGCTTTTATGAAATATATAATGAGGATTGGGTGATAGAAACTATTAATTATTCAATGCATTTCAATAGTTATATTGATACAATGAACCATATACATAGTCTTTACAAATCAAATAAAATAAATAAATGCAATATATCAAAAAATAAGATTTCTATGAAAAATGCTTACTATCCTACTTATATTGACAGAGATCCAATTAAGAATAATATTAAGGTTGATAAAAATGTTATCATAACAGGACCAAATGCATCTGGTAAAACTACTCTAATAAAAACTACATTTATTAACTTGCTATTTTCTCAACAATTTGGTGTAGGATTTTACGAAAAAGCAAATATACAAGTATTTGACAATTTTAAATGCTATATTAACATACCTGATACGTCAGGGAGGGACAGTTTATTTCAAGCTGAAGCAAGAAGATGCAAAAATATTATTGATAATATAGTAAATAATGATACTAAAAGTTTTTGCATTTTTGATGAGCTATTCTCCGGTACGAATCCATATGAAGCAATAGGCGCAGCAACTGGATTTTTGGACTATTTAAATACACATAAAAATATAACTTACATGATCACAACTCATTTCTTAGATTTATGTAAGAATATGGATGATGATAACCAATGTAAAAATATTTGTATGGGAGTTAATGCAAATAATAGTAAGATAGAATATACTTATAAAATCAATGATGGCATATCTAATGTTAAAGGAGCACTGCACGTTTTAAAAGAGTTAAACTATCCTCAAATAATTATTGATCGTGCAGAATCAATATTAGACAATTTATCACTTTAACTATTACGTTTAACTTTGATATAAAAATTATAGTTGTGTTTTAAGAATGAATATGTTTGGACTTGAAGGAAGTGGTTTTATTATTTCTTTAGGAGTAACTTTACTTATGGCCGGAATTATTGTATATTATGTCAATTCTCGTTTTACGAATCTAGAAAAATCTATTATCAAGCAAAATCAGATATTGGGAGAGTTTATTGGAAGTTTTAGAAATAACCCAAAGATTCTAACTGGAGGACAACAACATTTGCCTCCAAAACAAACTGTATCTAATACTTTAATGCAACCCCCGTCTAATGAAAACATTGATAATAGTCAAAATGTCGATCAAGAAGATACTTTGATTTCTAGTTATTCAAATACAAATCCGATTAATAAGATAGTAGTATCTGATAATGAACATGAAAGCAACGATGAAAGCAGTGATAGCGATAGCGAGAGTGATAGCGATTACGATACAGAGAGTGTTAGTACTGTTGGTAATAATGACACTATGTTCGTTGACGAAGATAATCATACTGAACCCAGTAAAATTGCAATTCTAGACAAATCTGCTGAAGAAAATGATAATAATGAAATAACAGCATTACTGAGTGAAATGGCTGAGATTGAAATACATCATATTGATAACAATGATTTAACTAATGAAACTGAACCAGAAAAGCCTACTACCAATGTTTTAGAACTTATTAAAAATCATAATAAAGAAGAAAATAAAATAAAAACCATTAATCTAGCAGATATTGGAAGTGTTCATGAATTAGATAATGCTACTGCAGAAAATGCAAATAGTGTTTCATCTTCATCATTAAGCAGTAATGATTCAAATGTTTCAGAAGATTCAAATAAAGTAACTTATAAAAAGATGAAGGTTAAAGACCTAAGAGAACTAGTCGTTAAAAAAAATCTATACACGAAAAATGAAGCAAAATCAATAAAGAAAAATGTTTTAATACAAAAATTAGAAACCGAACAATAAATAATTATATAAACTAATTATCTTATATAATTATAATAATATGAGTTGGGCAACTTGTTACGCTGGATCTAATAATATACACTTTGATTTTCCACCTATTATGATGGATGGGAGAAACTATGCAACATGGCAACCCGGATCAAAAGTAAGCGATGATATTAAAAAACGAGAGGGTATTAATTCAAATTGGAAATATAGACAATATATGACAAATAATGCGGAAAGCATTATTAAACAAAACCAGATTAATGCATGCAATAATTGCTGTGCGTGTTCTTCAAAATATGGAGCAAAGCATGGATCTGACAACAATACACCATATTTGTATAAATCAAATGATGATACGAAAAAACCATTTGGATATGAAGACAGTGATTTAAAAAACACATATTTATCTAGATTTGACTTACAAAGCAGAATATATACGCCGGTTATGTCTCAAGATCAATTGTTAAATAATGGCTTCAAAAACTTTAATTAACGTATTAATGAATTAAAAACTTATCAACATTAAAGATATATATGTTAATAAGTTTTGATATTGGAATCAAAAATCTTGCATTCTGTATTTTTGATACTTCTAGTGAAAAATATAAGATTCATGATTGGGGTGTAATCAATTTATGCGGAGAAAAAGTTAAATGCTGCTCCAAAACAAAAAGAGGTACATGTAGTAAAAATGCTTCATATATTTATAACAACAACTATTACTGCGGAACTCATGTAAAAAATTGTGGTTCAAAACTTGCGCCGGAATGCTACTATAAAATAATAAAAAGTAAGAGACCTGCTAAAAAATATATCAAAATGCTTAAAACATTTCTGGTGAGCGACAGGATAGATGTAGATAAGCTATGTATCGACTGTATTAATAATCACCCTACAAAAATAATAAAAGGACCGAATGCGAGTAAAATAGATTTAATTGATATAGGGATCGCGATATCAAAAATATTACCAGAAAGGTTGCCACTAACGAGCATTAAAAGAGTAGTGATTGAAAATCAGATAAGTCCAATTGCTAATAGAATGAAAACTGTACAAGGAATGCTTGCGCAGTTTTTTATTGATCGCAATGTAACAGATATAATGTTTATTTCGTCATCAAATAAATTAAAGGGTTTTGATGTTCCAAAGAAAAATTACAAAGAAAGAAAAGCATCAGGAATTAAGGTTACTAGAGATATTATACAAGAAAACATAAATTGTCAGAATTGGTTAGAGAAGTTTGATAAACACACAAAGAAAGATGATTTAGCAGATTCTTTTTTGCAAGGTTTATGGGTTATAAACCATAATAAAAATTAATTGCGTTACTTTTGATTTAAAATAAAGCCAACACACTTTAACAATGGCACAAGTGATTGAAATCAGCGATTTAGGAGATATTCCATCAATTTCATTAAATAAATCAGATACTACACCAGATACACCAATAGAGCCTATTATGAAACCTAATAAACCAAATAGATCTGTTAATTTCGGAGGAGGAATTGAACTTCTTATGAATGATAAAAGAAAACTGGGGGGAGGACAAGGAAAAAAAGACAGTGATATTAATTTAGACGATCTAAATGATCTAGAAGCAGAATTAAATGATCTTAGTGATGCAACAAGCAATATAAAAATATCAAACAAGCCACACGTTTCTAAAAGTGGTTTATTTGGACAAGCACTCGGTGGTGGTATTAAATTAAATGTTGATGATTTGCCTTCACAAATTTCAGGCGGTGTAGACAGTATTAATATATCAAAGGTCGGTAAATCTACTGCGGGACAAAATATTAGAACAGCAGATGGTTTTGGAAAGTTTAATAATATTCCAATTGATCCAGATAAACAAATATCCAAACAACCAAAACTTTCACCACAAGAAACATTAAAGGAAAAGTTTCTTACATTAAGAAAGTTGGAAAATCTTGAAAATAAAGGTGTAAAGCTAACAAAAAAATATTCAATGGAATCTTCTTTAGATGAAATGAAGGGGGAATATGAAATGATTATTTCTGAAAAAGAGAAATCGAATAGTATAAAGTTTCAAGGTAAAATGTTGATGGCAGCTATTACTGGATTAGAGTTTTTAAATAATAAGTTTGATCCATTTGATATTAAGTTAGATGGTTTTGGCGAACAAGTAAATGAAAATATTAATGATTATGATGAGATATTTAGCGAGTTACATGAAAAATATAAATCTAAGGCTAAAATGGCTCCGGAGCTCAAACTTTTATTTCAACTATCTGGGTCAGCAATTATGGTTCATATGACAAATACTATGTTTAAATCTGCGATGCCTGGTATGGATGATATTATGCGGCAGAATCCGGAGTTAATGCAGCAATTTACGCAGGCGGCCGTGAATAGTATGGGGCAACAAAACCCCGGATTTGGTGGATTTATGAACAATATGATGGGGAGCAACGCCTCGCAACGAAGCATGCCTCCTGCAAATGTTTCAACTGGGCCACCTCCGGCACCAATGAAAACAAGAATGGATAGAAGTCAAAGAAGTCAAATCCCGACAAACAGACCAGATATGAGAATGGCTAGAAATCCGACATCTGCTGTAGATGTAAATGACAATTTTCAAAAAGTTGGACCACAGCCAATAAAAAGATCTTCTAAAGGTAGTGCCCCGAGGAGAGCTGAAATGAAGGGTCCTAGTGATATAGGAGATATTTTGTCTGGCTTGAAAACCAAAACTGTTACTATGCCTAGGAAAAATGCAGTTAAAGTAAATAATAGCAGTACTGTAAGTATTCAAGATTTGAAAGATATATCTTCTGCTAAAACCCCTTCTAGATCCAGACACAGAAAGGGCAAAAGTGAGAAAACTAGCATTAGTTTAGATATTTAAAAAATTGATATTATTTGTTCATTATTTTATAGTTAATAATATCAATATGATAGAGCAGGTGTTTGATAATTGCATAATTAAAGTTGGTGAAAATGCAATTGAAAACCAAGCATTGTTAGAATCAAGCAATTTAAATGATTTATGGGTACATATATCTAATTACCCTAGCGCACATGCAGTAATATCAATGAAAAATGGTGTGTGTCGGAAAAAAACACGTAAATTGCTAAAAAGAGCATGCTGTATTGTAAAGTCAAAAAGTAGCAAATGCAAATCTATGAATAAAGTTTTATTTGATATTAGCAAAATACAAGACCTCACTCTCACGGATATTCCGGGAAAGGTAATAATTCACGACAATTATAGAAATATAACTATTTAAAAAAAAGGCAATATGATCATAACAAGACATAATAATGCTAAATAAAAAATGGTAACTGATATAGTTCTTCTATGTTGATATGTTTGAAATGTCACCCAATCGCAACAAGAATAGTTTAATTTCGCGGGACTATTACAATAAATACATCTACAATCGTGCGTTTCAAACCACCGTTGAATGCAATAGCTATGTACAGAATAACTACACTCGCAATCAGGAGATATAATAAAATAATTTATATTGTGAGTTGGATTATTGCAGGTATTCTCCTCGAAACAAATAACACATGCATGTTCATCGTGTTCATCGTAATCATCAGTTTCCATTTAATTAATAAAAATATATATTTTTAACTTTAGGTGTTTTTTTATACTGATATAATATAATATAATATAATGTCAAAATGTAGTGCAATGCATGCCGGTTCATCTGGTTCATCATATGGTTGCAATAACAAATGTAATTTTTAATATGAATCAAGAATCTGGTGATGTGATTGGACTCAGATAAAGATATTATACAGCTAAAAATTATTTTAATTTATTATATAGCTCATATTTATATAATTCATATGTATATGAATCATATAAACAGCTGCTTAAACCCAGATATTGTAATGCAAGACCATGATGAAATTGACACAACGCAAGTAAATATTGAAAACCTAACACATGATATGTCAAGACTACATCTTGTTGAATCACCTAAAATAAAATACACATTACCGTGGGATAGTAATACTTATGCAAACTCCACTGCACCTCCACCAAAGGTAAATGGAGAATATGTATATTGCCCATTTTGGGTAAAACATGGAGCGCCAAAAGATTATATGCTAAGAAATACATATACTGATATTCCAGCATGGAAAGTATGTGGATATATTGGAGGCGTTGATTGTATGCTAGATTATATGTGGGCACACATGCCTTTTGAATCAAAAAAACATTTATTTACCATTTATAAGTTTTTAGGTAAAAGTAGATGCTCCACTAGTATCGGGAGATTTATGATAATTATTTGGTTAGATAGATGGTTTAAAAAATATTTTATTATCCCTAGGAAATGCTATATAGATCATACAGAGTTACAAGAAGCAAATGATAAAATGATATTACATGGATTATATAAACCTACGAATCCATGGTGTTTGCCAGAGATTCCAAATACACCATTGCATATTTTAAAAAATAATCTACAATGAACATCCATCTTTCAATATTTTTAAAACTTTATTAGAGTCTTTTTCAGCTACATCTTTCATTGCAACTACCATTGTTTCAGCGTATGCATTACCTTGTTTTTCATCAACTAAAAAGTTTGGGTTATTTTCTACAAATACTTTCGGTGCTTTTCTGGATACCCCATTTTTTATATTTTTAATAATTTTCTCTCCTTTAACATCCCCCTCTTTATCCCACCCTTCATTTATATCTTTCACATACCATTTCTTTTTATGATGATGAAACGGTCGTTGCGTATCAGTATAATCTTTTAGATTTTCTGTTATTATATTAGTTATTGCCTTTGGTTCATTATCTTTTAAAAGAGAGATATTGTTCATAGTTATCTTTAATTGTTTTGCAAAATCTTGAATAGATATTGCATCCTTACAATTTTCATTTAAAAAAAGTTGTACATTGAAATTAGTGTTATTGCTATTCATATTGTTATTGTTTCCGTGTATAGTAAAACTATTCTGAGTTTCTGTTAATAACTCAACCTGCTGAGTTAGCAAATCTATTACCCTTTTATTTTGTTTTCGCTCGCCTAATAATATATTAATAACATCATCTTTTTTTATAATATTCGATGATTCTATAATTTCATTAGTTATAATTTCATCCTCTTCATCGCTACTAGACACGCCGTAATTGCATGTTTTTTTATGCCTAGATAGCCCCTGTCTATACTTGTAAGATTTTCCACAAAAACATATGAAACTTTTTGAAAAATCGGCACTTTTCGGCACTTTTCGGCACTTTTTGTCACCATTTGTCACCATTTTGAGTCTTTTGTGTTTTTTGCTCACAATATGTTTTTTCCAATGACTTAAATGACACGTTTTATAGTCACAATTGACACATTGATAATTTGGCGGCACTTTTCGGCACTTTTTGTCACCATTTGTCACCATATATAATGGTGACAAAAAAGTGCCTAAATTGTTTATACAATAATTTATTAGTGCCTTTTTTTCAGTTCTACATAACAATCCTACATAAAATATTTTTATTTTTTTTGATTTTTCTTACTCTATGTAGTAAAATTGTTAAAAAAACAGTGTTTTCAAACCTCAATTTCTAAAATGAAAAAATATCTACTCAAAACTTACTTTATAAAATAGACTTTGAAAACACTGTTTTTTTGAAAAAAAATAATATTGACTACTTCAATATTATTTAAATTATAATTAATTAAGATGATACTGTTAGCTTTTAAATGTGAAATATATAAAAACTAGTTTAAAATTACATATTATAGTTTACTACTATTATAATGACTGAAGAAACAGTAATAGTATCTAATGATAATTGTAATGTTATTATGAGCAAAACTGGTACGGAAACAACTTTTCGACTTACGATGAAAGTAGAAAATAGATGTATAGATCTAAAAAAGGTTCTAGGAGCAAACTTATATGATTTAATGGCTGCAACAAATGAAGATCTTATTGAAAAGTTGGTTTATATAAAAAAACCGGTTGATGATAAAGATTATTGCGATGGATTGATTGTACTAAAAAAAATAGGTTCTGATTTTGGAATTAAGCAAAAATATTTATGTCTTAGAATAAATGTTTATTCTGATTTAAATAAACGTTCATATGAAAGTATTTTAATTAAATGTCCAGATGAATTAAAGCCATTAGATTGCGAACCAGTTAAAAAAAGTTATGGTATAGTTGAAATCAATTATATTGGAATGCATAAGGCAGAAGTTGTATATGATTTTTCATTGGAATTAGAAGATAACATGCCAATATTCTTGGAAAAACTACCTGGAAAATTAATGGCAAAGATATTTACGCGTGTTAAAGTATTTATAGAGAACTTTAAAGTATAAATAAAGATGCTAGGTTCAATGTTTTTTGGATTTAAAATTACAAGTTTATTATGTTATGAGTTTATTGCCAGATGTTTTGGTAGAAAAAGGTTAGATTCAATTAAAAATATTTGCTTAGTACTTTCTGATAGAAATGTCATGTATACTAAAATATTGCAGTCAATTTCATGCGCGGGCAATTTTTTGACATCAGAGGAGATGGATTATTTATCTATTTATAATGATAAAGCGCCTTACAAAAAACAGGAAGAATATAATATTGCAGAATTGGTTGAACATTTAAATAAAGGTAGAACTGATAAAATAATTATGGATAGTTATGAGCCAGTAAAAGCAGGAATGGTAGCATTAGTTTATTATGGAAATCTAAATGATAAAGATATTATCATAAAAGTAAAACGAAAACATATTTTTGAAAGATTAATGAATGCATTAGATGTTGCAGAGATTATATGTTATATATCACAGTTTATGCCTTATTTAAATATATTGCAATTATCAACTATTTTTAAAGAAAATAAGATAGATATGTGTAATCAAATTGATTTTTATAAAGAAACAATAAATGGAAAACGATTTTACAACTTCTGTAGAAATATTGATTATGTTATAATACCATATATTTACGATGAATATACAAACATAAATGAAAATGTTATTGTTATGGAAAGATTATATGGTAAAACATTGGTTCAACTAAATGATAACGAGAGATATAAATATTCGATTAATCTTATGAAATACGTAATTAAATCAATATTATATGATGGATTTTACCATGCAGATTTGCATATGGGAAATATATTTTTTATGGAGGACAATAATATTGGATTAATTGATTTTGGATTAGTTGGATTAATTGATAGAGAGAAACAAAACAGATTTTATTTATTTTTTAAGCATTGTTTTATAGAGCAAGATACATATGAAGCAGCGAAAGTTGTTATTGAAAAATTAGCTTATCCGGAAGAAAACTTAGTTAATTTATCAGATTCTGAGAAAAATGAATTATTAAAATTAATTAGTGACCAAATATATTTTTTGTTTAGATCTTCCAAAACACTGGATATAGATATCATTTTAAAAATAAATGTTATTTTAAGAAGATATAATTTGATTTTATCTCCGTTTTTCTGTAAGATACAAATGACTCTAGCAGTAATGAACTCTGTTGCAATGGAATTATCAAGAAATACAGTCCCTATTATGCAAAGCATTGAATTAGTATTAAAAGAAATGATCGGGGAAAATGATGCAGATTTATTTTGAATATTTTATAAAAATTGAATAATTTAAACATTTCATTATGTTAAATAATATAACATAATGAAGTTCTTATTGATTGATGGTAGTTATTTTAACTTCTTTAGATATTTCGCAATGCAACAGTGGTGGAGCTTAGCAAAAAAAGATGAAGAATTGGGACTTCCTATAGAAAATCAAACATTTGTTGATAAATATAAATCTACGTTTGTTAATAAGATAAGTGAAATTGAAAAAAAATTAAAATTAAAAGGATGCATTAAGATAGTAGGAAAAGACTGTCCTAGAAAAAATATATGGAGACACGAATTATATGGTCATTACAAAGAAGGTAGAGATAATGGTAAAGAGTTTCATGGAAAACCCTTCTTTAAAATGGCATACAGCGAATTATTTGAAAAAGCAGGCATTAAAGCAATTTTGTCATATCCAAAATTAGAAGCGGATGATGTTATTGCGATAACAACAAAACACATTATAGAAAACTATCCAGATTCTGAAGTTACTATTATAGCTAGTGATATGGATTATCTACAGCTAGCATCAGATAGGGTAAAGATATTTACTCTGAAATATAAAGATATTAGCAAAAGCAAAAATGCGATTGGAGATTCAGAATGTGATAAGTTTTGCAAAATTGTGGCAGGAGACAAAAGTGACAATATACCAAGCGTATTTCCAAAATGTGGAATAAAGACTGCTTTGAAATATTATAATAACAAAGAATTATTTAATGAAAAACTTAACACTGTAAAAAATGCAAAAGAAATATTTGAACGAAATAGAAAATTGGTTGATTTCAATTGTATCCCAGATAATCTTAGAAAAGGCTTTATGAAAGAAGTTCTAGGTATTACTTGTTAGAAATTGCCCTTCTTTTTAGACTTACTTTATTTTTTTTTGATCTTGTTTTTGATTTTGTTTTTGATTTTGTTTTTCTTGTTTTCTTTTTATTTTTCTTTTTTCGTTTTCTTGTTTTCTTTTTTCCGCCCACAGAATTAGACCTTAAAGAAGTTCCTGAAGATCCAATCGGCATACTAATCGGTTGTTGAACACGCCTTTGCATCTGAGGCTGTTGCTGCATAGATCTAAACTGCGGTTGAACACGCCTTTGCATCTGAGGCTGTTGCTGCATAGATCTAAACTGCGGTTGAACACGCCTTTGCATCTGAGGTTGAAACGCGGAGAATTGTCTTTGCATTTGTGGATTAGACGAGGATGAGTATCTATACGAATTATTCATTTGATATGGATAACTTTGTGAAACATATGGTCTCTTTCCTTGCGTCTCACCTGTTCTTACACTAGAATACATAGTTGGTGATATTTGAGATAGACTTTTTGCGATAGGATTTCTGTATTCAAATAAATCTTTACCAAATAACTCATTAAATATTTTATTAAGGTTATTTCTTTTTGTTTCACATGTTAATGCAGTTCTGTTTTCATAGTTATTATTTTTAGATCCTATAACTTTAATATTAATATTTACTTTGAAAACCAAATTATTTCTGTTTGTTGGAATTACTATACTATTTTCATCTAATGAAGATGCCAATATATCAAATGCTCCGCCAGATAAATAAATCTTGCTATTATTTTTGAATAATTTATTTTTGTAAAACATCATATTTTCTTTTACAATGCCAGTCTCTCTTGCTTCTTGTAATGTTAGCGCTTTATAATTTCTTTTCTTTGTTATTTTCATAATTATCTTTGAAAATAGTATTCTAGATGTAACTATCTCTAAAAAATCATTTGTTTCTTCTACAGATTTTCTTATTAATTTATCTGTTATTTTAAATGTTGTTGGGAAATATAATGTTCTGGATGCAATATTACGTTTTATCATATAAGGGAAAAAACCTATATTTTTATCATTAACGTCTCCTGAAAAATTAAGTTTTATTGCAATAGTACTAGACATAATCTAATATAGAATGATAAAAGATTATGTCTTTAATAAATAGTATAATTTTCTTTTGGCAAATAAGAAAGAAACAGATCTTGCTTTTTTTTCTTTTTCTGTAATTCGGCTCTTTTTAGAATATCTAAAGCTCTATCTTCTTCTTCTTTGCTGATATAATTATCATTATTTGTATCTATCTGCTTTGCAATTCGTTGAAAACTCTTTGACATTATACATAATCTACTTTTTTCATTAAATATATAATTAGCTAAAACTATAAATGCAGATGTCATCAACACCGATAATGTGAATTGTTTTGTTGCAATAAAAACCATCGAAAATATTAAAATCTCTCTTGTTAATCCTGCACGCATAGCGGCTTCTTGAGTATTACTGAAACCCATTTCTACATATTTTGAACCTACGTTTAAAATCAAAATAGCGATTCCAGCAATTATAGAGCTTTTATTTATATACGACTCGGCATATTTTACATAATTGAGTAGTTCCATTAACATATATATAGAATAAAATCATATACATGTTATACTAATTTGCTTTTTCTCATAGTTCTTTTTATTTTTGACAATGCATCTTGGTAGGTTTTATCAATATTTTTCCTTATATTTCTTCTATATTTGCGATGCGTTTGTTTTATATTTGATAACATGTTATCCGTAAATGCTTCTGTAGTATTTTCAGTATTAAACAAACACCATGCTAAAATTAAAAATAATATGATAATCAGATATCTCATTTACATTTAATTTAGATAATCTTACTCATCGTCGCTAGGTAATTTAGGTCTTCTTAACACTTCCTCATCTGATATTCTATCATTTAATGTAAAACTACACTTTTTGTCACATGGATTACACACATCATTCTCAAAATCAATATATGGATATTTATCACTTATTTCACTTAATGTAAGCTCTTTTCCATCATTGTCTATAAATATTTTTTTACCATTTTTTGATTTGCATCTTTCTTTTCTAAGATCTTCTATTGTTTTAAATGTTTCACTTGTTCCTTCTTGTACGGAAGCATCATCCTCATTATTATCTTCATTTTCCTTTTTGTCATGATCCTTGTCATTATTTTCCTCTTTTGAATCTTCATTGTCTTCTTTATTATCTTTGTTGTTTTCCATTCCTTCTAAAAGATTTATAGAACTAGAATTAATAATAATAGCTGCCACAATTATGGCTAAAATAAGTGCTAGATTTTTAGAAATAAGTGCTCCTGCAGGAATGAATAAAAGAAGTACTATTTTCATAATCTTGGATTCTTTAATAACTCTACTAATATCATCTTGTCCTGAAAATAGTAAAAGTAATATAATTAGTAAAATGAACCATATGTGATTGTTCATAATGTATATATTAGCAAAATACTTTTTTACAATAACGAACCCTTTGAGGATAGAAATGAAATAAAATATCTAGAATCTCTATAGGTAATGAGTTATTTAGCAATGTCTGCTGCGACAGTTAATTTCAATAATGAATCTAATAATGAGAATAAAAATCCAATTGAGCAGAAAAAAACATCTAGAAATAAAACTATCAAAAAAAGACCATCTTCATTGCATAAAATGCAGAAACAGATAGGATTAGAGTCATTTGATAATGATGATGATGGACCTTCTCCTTTTAATCCTCCTCCTAAACCAGAATCTGTTGGAATGATGAGAAGAATATCTAGAGAAAACTCTGAAGAAAATGATGATAATGATAACCCTGTACAACCGCATTCAGAAAATCAGAGAAGCGATCCCTCTTACACGAGAGAAGCTTTTAATAATTTGCCATCTTTAGCAAGTGAAGAGTTTTATAGAAAAATGGTTCCTTATTATGATAAAACAGGTGGAACAACCATGCTTAATAAAGAAGAAACAACAGATAAATTAGACTACCTGATTCATCTTTTAGAAGAGCAGCAAGATATGAGAACTGGACATGTAACCGAGGAATTAATACTTTACTCTTTTTTAGGAGTATTTATTATTTTTGTATTGGACTCATTTGCTAGAGCAGGAAAGTATGTTCGTTAATAATATATTCTTTACATTGATGCAAGAATATATTATTTAAAAGTTGTAAAAATTATTTAATACAAAATAAAAGCATTTTCTGGAGATATGTATTTATATGAATAATTATGTAAAATATAGTGAAACGTTTCTTTTTTAATTAATGGCACATAAACAATCCGGAGAGCAATATTTAAAAAATCATTGCTGGTTGTATTGTTAATAATTATTTTACTAAAAGTATATTTTCTATTTAGTCTTCTAATAGCAGTTATAAAACAATTGAAAAATATTTTTTCATTATCTATTATTTTTATAGACGCGTGTAAATATAATTTTTCATCTAACACTGAAAATATAAAACATCCGTGTATTACATTATTTTCAGTAATAACAAAAACTTTGTAAATATCATTTGAAATCATATGTAACAAGTGTTTTTTTTCTGCATGAACAACTAAGCTGTAATTATCTAATGAATCTTTTAAAAATGAAGAAAATAAAATAAAGCTTTCCTCTGTTATGGATATCAATTTTATAGCTGGATCTTCGTTTTTAAAATGAATTATACCATTTAATGCGTTATTAGTATAATGTGTATCTGTCACTACACATAATGGTGTAACTATATTTACTCCGTTTCGTTTTCTATATAAAAATGTGTAAATATTTTTACATTTCTCTCTTACATTAAACATATGTGTTTGTAATAAATATTTTAGATTTTCTTCCTTTTTATAACCCTTGTCTAATGCCAAGTATTTAACCGCATGTGATAGAGTTGTTCTATCAAATACAGAAACAAACACGGGAACGGAAGCTATGGCAGACATGCTCTCTAGCAATGGCATAGCTAGAAAGGTGCTCATATATACAGGAAAAGAGTATCCGGTCAAACTTGTTTTCATTTCATTGCCTTCTGGGATATAATCAAAGAGAGAAAATAAAGAATGTCTTTGGAAAAAATTAAAAAAATAGTTTAATTTTTGATTATCACAATTACTAATATCATATGTATAAACATCAAGGAGCTTAATATATTTCTCTACTTGAAGTGTCTTTTCATCAATAATTTCTTTTGTACTGCAACAAAAAGGAATACTACTTGGGACCGGCTGTAAGCTCCAAAATGGATATGAAAGTTTGATATATGCATAATAAGAAAAATATGAGAAAGTTATAATACTTAAAACCACAATATATATCATTAAGTATTATACATAAAATTATCTTTCGACTAAAACTCATTTATTGAGGTTTAGTAAATACATATATAAATTGATTTTCATAACCACATGCTTTCATTTCGTATTTTGAATGCATTATGAACCCTGCATCTTTTATGCTAGTAAGTATTTTTCTTTGAGATGGAATATGCAGTTTTTTTATATTTTTAATTACCGAATTATTTTTTTTATGTTTAAATAATTCCGTTATAAGTGATGTCTCATTATTTTTATTTTCAAAGTTTGAAGAATAATGATAATTATCAAATGAGGCAACTGTTTTGGTAATCCTTTTTTCAGAATATTTTTGTGGATCCACTCCAGCAATAACCTTTCCAATCGGATGTATGGGATCAAATAATTCCTTGTTTAATAAATGTACAACTAAATAACCTCCTGGCATAAGCCAATTAAAACAATTCATGAAAAACTGACTCTTATTTTTAATTTCATAAATAGAATATCCTAAACATGTTATGTGCGTGAGAGATCTTGGCTGAAATAACATTGATTTTAATGGATCTCCGACCTTATACGTAGTATCAGGATAGCTTTCTTTTGCTTTTGCTATAAGTTTTTTAGATTTATCAACCCCAATTGCATTATATCCGTTTTTATTTAAATTGCCGGCAATATGTCCAGTTTTACATCCAATATCAGCGATGATGCTTTTTGAGGTAGGATCTGTTGAACCTATAATTCTTCCAATCTCATAATCGTTTCTAACCTCGTCAAAATATATTTTATCATATACATCAACATAAAAATCATCATATATTTTATCATCTTTTTTAACAATAAATGTTGATTTATCTTCAAATCCCTCTATATTATCTTTTTTGAAAAATAAAAGATAAATAATCATAATTGCGACCATAAAATAAAGAAGTTTTGTAATAAATGGCGTTTTGTCCCAAGATTTATTTATTTTAGATATATTTTTAAATAATTGTTTGAGCATGTATATGTATATAACCGATTATTTTTGTGTATATTCATGATATATGAATGACAATGAAATAAATGATGTTCGTAAAGCTTCTGAGTTTAGATCAATCACATTTTCTGGATATCAAAAAGTAAAGGTTAAAAAGACATTAATAGAATGTTTATCTTCTTCAAAAATTGAGCCAGCATGTTATTGGTTTGCTGAATTAATTTGCGCAGGTCATTTTGTAGAATCATGGGAACTAATAATTTTGTTTGTATCAAAATATTTGCATCTAGGGAATCCTTTATTGCCAACATATATTTCTAGAAGAATGGACAATTTTAAAGATATTATTTCGAATGGATATATTGGCAATGAATTGAGATTGAGAAATAACCAAAAGGTTAGAACATTATTTGCGGAAATTGCAGCAACACTTTGTTTATCTAGAAGACGACATGTTTTTGAAGCTGTTAAAATCAAGAAGAAAGACGAGTTTAATCTATCACATATGACAAGCAAATTAAAAGCACCAAATATATCTTTTATTGAACATATTTTTACTGAGGAGGATCCTAAAGAATTGTTTATTGCTGCAAACGAGTTTGCATATCATTTATCAGATGAGTCTAAAAATTGTTATACAGCATGTTATTGGTTAGAATGGATGATAGAGTTTGAGATGATATGCAAAAAAAATAAAGACGTAATTGTTTCACAGAGAAGAGAATGGGTACCAGTGGATGAAAAATATAAAAAGGATCCAATATGGCTTGTTTGGGATATTATTTTACGACAATCAGAAAAAAAGAATTGTAAAATAACAAAGAAGGTTTTAGAATCATTACTCGGAATGTTTTGTTTAAGATTTACAGTTGGTGTTAAAAAAAGAAGAAGATTTTTAATGTATTATGCAATTGCAATGCTGACTGAAATTGTCGATAAAAAGATACCTATTTGGTCGGATAAAAAACAGATTAAGCAAATTACTAGTAAAATAAATATAATATACAAACAAATTAAGAAAAACGAGAAAGCACCAGCAACAGATTATTTATTTGCAGGAACAGAAAAGTCTAATTTAGATAAAACCATTGAAAGATTAGAAAAAATGAACCAATTGATGGGTATTTAAATTAATGCCGATAATATAATAACATAGAATAACCTGTTTTTAGATTCCATTTTATTTTTGTTTTACCAATACTCCAACTTTTATTTTTTCTTGTATATTTAGACCATTTTTTTGGTTGTAGTTTAGAGAATGCAGCACCATCAAATAGATATTGTTTTTTATTACATGTAATTCCACAGCAAAAATGCTGCTTTTCAGTATCTCTTGCAATAAAACTATCTAATTTATAGTTTGCATTATTGAAAATAACTTCTTTTTTGAATGGAAAAGCGCCTTGAGGAGTAGCACGTCCTCTTGCGCCACTATCAGTTAATTGAATAATAATTACATCATATTGTGTATTAATTTTTTCATGATTGTTTCTATAAAAATTATTTACATCAGCAACATATTTGAAAGTTGTTATTTTAGGGGATGATCTATTTTCGGTACCTAAATATGTGGTCAGGTCCTTATAAAATGAATATGGATTTCCGTATTGGTCTACCTGTTTAATGCCTTCATGATTTTTTGAAAAACTTGATGGTATTGATTTGTATATATTATCAATTATATTATTAGTATTAAGAGCGATACTGGAATCATCTGAGGTGCCAATATGATTATAACAAGCTTCTATTGCGGCATTAAATAATAGAAATGTATCGGATAAACGTTTAGGTTTAATTAATTTTCCATTCAATAATTTACCTTCTATCATAAGTTGTCTAAAAAATCTCATAAACTTTTTACCTTTATCACTTACAAAAAATGTCATAAACATTGTATTAAACCAACAGTTGCTATGTTTTTGCATAGGTGGAATAATGTTTTTTATATTTAAGGGTTTTTCATGAGAGAGATTATGTAACATTATTTTTCTTCCTCTAAAAGAGTTTGCTGGAACACAAATTGGTGATCCATTTTCATTTTCCCCAATATTAACTCTGAATACTACGCCTGCAGCAGTTCTTTCTAAATTATCTTTAAGACCACATCCCATTATTGATGTAATTTTGCCCGGCCTCATTGTTTTTAATTTAGCATTAATTAGCGGGCTGAAAGATTTAGATTGTATAACTGTTTTTTTAATAGATTCCATAACAGCATTTGTGTAATTATCTAAATTATGTATATTTGGATTGTTTCTTGCTTTTTTTCTAGCATTTTCAACAGCTTTGTCTTTTGCAGCTGTTCTGCTGGATAAATCTAATATGTTTGATTTATTTTTTCTAGTTCTTGTTTTATTTTTTGATTTATTTTTTGATTTATTTTTTCTAGTGATTGTCATATAGTTATTAGTGAGAATAATAAAAAGTTTTTTGTAATATCGTAATATATATAAGAATGAATATTGCTGAAGTAGTCACTCAAACACCTCAAACATCTGTATTAGATATTGATATATCTCCAAATATTTCAGATACACCTTTGCAGAAAACAGTGGATAATGTAGCAACTGTATCAAGTAATGCATTATCTGGTATAAATTGGACAAATATTCTAAGATATGGTTTAATAATATTGATTTTGGCCTTTTTAGGATTCAATTTATTTTCAACTCTAGGGAAAGCTACTGATATGACAAGTGGCTTTTTGCAACCATTTCTCTCTTTTTTTGGTTATAATATTGGCGAAACTGTAAAACAAACCACCAACACCGTTGCAGATGGTGCAAAACTAGGTATAGATGTTGCCTCTGGAACAATCGACGACGCAGTTACATTATTAGAAAAAAGTGTTGGTGTTAAAGATGTACAGTTTAATAGAATAGATAAAGAAAATGACACCTTATCTATAAGGAAAGCGCTAGATAATTCCGTTAAGCTTAAATCAAACCGCTCTCCTGAACCAGATGACGCAGGAAGTACTACACAAAGGAGTAATAATTCCAATAAAGCCGGTTATTGTTATATTGGCGAGGATCGCGGATTTAGAACATGCATCCGTCTTGGCGAAGGAGATAAATGTATGTCTGGAGATATATTCCCCACACAGAATATATGCGTAAATCCAAACCTAAGAGAATAATTCATCCAAACGTGTTTTCTCCCGAGTAAATAAAATATAAGAATCCATCGACATCCTTGTGTTTATGATATATTTGTGACATCATTTGGCCGGTAGCAGGCATAATTTTATTGCCAACAAATAAATACATTGATTTTTCAGGTTCAAGATTAATTCTTTTTCTAATTATAAACATAAAGTTTGCAACAGTAATGTCGTGTGGAACTAAGTATTTTGTTCTACTAATATTTGGCATATCTTGAGCATTTGGGTCTTTTTCACAAATAATAGGAACACGATATGGATATTCTTGCATTATGCTGAATGATTCCTTATAACGTTTTTCAAAAGGAAACTTTTGTTTAAATCCCATTATACTTTATTTTGTTATTTTTTTATATACAGAAAGTTTTCATCTTTAATATTCAAAAAAATTGAAATATTAAACAATTAATAATTTCATTATATCACACAACAAAGTACTCTAAAACGATGATGATGAATCGTAAAATGCATTTGACATTTGGCATAGTTATGAATGATCTAAAGAAAAACACAAGAAAAATTATAGCTACCTCTAGATATAGTCCTCTGCGCGTATCATTCTTTGGCGATGAAGATTATCTAAAGAAACCAGTTCCTGCAATTACGGCAACATATATAAAAAATGAACCATTTGAAAAAATGGAAATAAAAACAAAAGATCAACAAGACTTTGAAGACGAGGAAACCTGGCAGCTTATTATTGATCGTTGTACTAAACAACAAAATTATACTAGACCAACCGTGCTAAATTGTTTGGATAATCCGAACGATTATTTGTCGGAACTTATGTACATACCGCTAGAAGAATCTAATTTATCAGAAAATTGAATTGGGCTTAAAGATTATACTACTATATTAGTTGTGAAAGACAATATAATAATCTCAGTTAGCTCAGTTGGCAGAGCATCGGTCTTATGAGCCGAAGGTCATGGGTTCGAGCCCCATACTGAGAATATACCTAGGTGCTCCGAGTCTGGTCGAAGGGGGCGGACTTAAGATCCGCTGGGCGTAATGCCCCGCGTGGGTTCGAATCCCACTCTAGGTAATCTGATTTATTTCAGTTATTATTATTATTATTATTTTGGGGAGCACGGTTTTACCTAGGTGCACCGAGTCTGGTCGAAGGGGGCGGACTTAAGATCCGCTGGGCGTAATGCCCCGCGTGGGTTCGAATCCCACTCTAGGTATCTGATTTATTTCAGTTATTATTATTATTATTATTATTATTATTTTGG